GAGTCATCAGCAGCTTCTGTATTAGCGATATCTATGTATACAGTTTCAGATTTATCTGGGAATATTAAGGTTACTTTCTGAAGTTGCATCTTATTGCCTTTCTATATTTTGGTTCAGTTATTCAAGGTACAACCCGGGTAAACTCTCAGGTTTCGTTCCTTCAAGTTTACCCTTAGATATTCCCGATGTGGTATTATCTAGGTTGTAACCAAGGTTTTTATCAAGGTTATCCCAAGGTTTTTATCAGATTACCTTCCGATTAACCTGTGATTATCTTGATCCATGTATAACTCACCATGAATTTCCCCTGCAGAGTATTCGATAACATCATAGTGACCATCATGTACTAAGGTTACCATTACAACGTAACTTTCAGCATCACTTAGTTTCACTAAGACGTAGTCACCTACGCTATACTGTTTAGCCGTAGGTAAGTCTCTCCATTCTTTAATCATTGTATATCCTTTCTCGATATAGCTGCCCAGGATTGGACATGAATGCCCTCCCATTACAGGAGGACATGTAGTTCAATCCTTAGAAGTCAAAGTCATTAGCATACTCTGTAGTGTCAGCTACATACTCTACTAATGCCTTTAACTTAACAGCCTCAAGACAAACGTAAGGACGACCTGTCTTAGGGTGTTGTTTGTGTGAAATCTTGACATCACCAACAGAACCATTACCAACCATCTTACGTGATGATACTTCCATTGCAGCTCCATCTTCCCATACCATTGCTGGTGCTCCTAGGAATGCTGGGCGCTTCAATGTGAAGGTAGTAGTTCCCTCTGGTACAAGCTTAATGTTAGGCATAACGTCAGACCATGCTAGTGCTTGATCAGCGTTATCCGTAGCAATCTGTAACTCATACTGTGGTTTCCCACCATTATAACCAGGTACAGGTGCTACCACCTTAACCCAATTAAGAGTTACATCCGCCAATACAGAAGCTGTACCATTACGTGTGTCACGAGTTTCAACGAAGTTAGTCATGTTATATCCTTTCAAGATATATAAAGAGGATCTGCCTCATCAGTGCATGGAGATCATTCCATACAGACTCCCCGGAGGGAGTTTCGGCTATACTGTGTTAATCAATGCTACCATAAGGTATAATACGGCAAACATTCCTACTGAAGCCAGTAAACACATTAGACCTATAGTACAGGTCAGAATCAGGTCGAATGTGTCATCGAAGGTACGTTGGCGTCTACGATTACGTCTAGTCATTGTGTTCTCCTTTCAAGAGAGTTAGGATCAAAAGCAATCCACCGTGACACACCCATTACAGGTGTGCCCCAGAAGTTAGCTTATGGCAATAGCCGGTTAGCTCTCTGTTCCTCTTGCCAAGCTTCTACAACGGAATGTAACGATTCCTCTGCGTCCAGCCACTCTTCTGTGTGATTGAACACTCCGCAGAACCATTCGTTGGGAGACCAGTTGCCCTTGGCAAACAGGTATACCAAGTCCCTTGCCTCCTTGGCCTTCGTGAGAGCCTTCCATAGCGATACCGCCAGTTCTCGCTCATACCCACCAATACGGCACTTGACCACCTTGCCATCCCATACCACAAGAATGGTACGAGTAGAGACGTCATACACCACATTAGTGATGTAGCCAACGTCTTGTGTCCAAGTAACCTCTACGTTGCTTGGGGTGAGTGTGGTTGCGTATTCCATGATGGAATCCTTTCGCTGTTGTTCGTGCCGAACCCCGACACAGGGAGAGAACCGAAACGGAACCCACGAGGACGCCCAGCCGGGAGGAAGCCAGACGCCCACGAAGACACCGCAGGGAAAAAGGAACCCAGAACGCAGAGAACCGAAACCCAAAAGAAAGGGGGGACCCACCACGAAAAGAAGGAACAAACCCAAACACACACAACAAACAGACAAACAGACAAACCTAACCCAAGTACAACCCCACCCCAACCTTAAAAAACAATACCCCCTATCCCAGTACAACCCTAATCTCCCCAAAGACTTTGCCCCCCTAAAAGTAAATTTGAGTACAACCTAAAAAATTATTTATTTTTTGTGGGGATTTAAGTATAATTAGTATAGTCCCTTATTAAAAGGATTTTTTACTTTGTTATAGAGGAAGATATAGAAGATGAAAGATAGATGGGTAAATAATATACTAGTAAGATTTATGAGATACTGTATTATGTGGTCTGAACACCGGAAGGCAATCAAAATACTTAATACACTATCTGATAGAGAACTAAAAGATATCGGACTTAATCGAATAGATATTGATAGAATGGTCTGGTTGGAAGAAGATAAAAAAGGTAGGGGTAAGGAAAACTAACTCCTCTGTATAAAAACAAGGAGTTATTATTATGTTTGGATTACCTTTAGAATTAATTACAATGTTGGGCTCTACTGTGTTAGGTGGTGTTATGTCTATTTGGGGACAAAATATTAAATCTAAACAAGCACAACAAGAAATGTTAATGCAGCGTGCTAACTTTAATGCTAAACAGGTTAATACTGCCAGGAATGCAGGTAAGAATGATAAACACTTTGCGTGGACACGTAGGTTAATAGCCTTGTCTGCTGTGTTTGCTATTATAGTACTACCTAAGCTAGTTGCTGTATTTTATCCAGAAGTAAGTGTTATCGTAGGTTATACTGAAGTTGAAGGTGGTTTTACTAACTGGCTCTTCGGCGGCGGTGATGTAGTTAAATGGCAGGCCGCTCAAGGTTTTGTTATAACTCCCCTTGATACTCATATTGTATCTGCTATTGTGGGGTTGTATTTTGGTGCGGGGTTTACTAAGTAAGATGAAAGATAAAAGTATATCGATATCGTTTTTAGTAGGCATCTTATTCCAAACAGGAGCCTTAGTGTGGTATGTGTCTAGCTTGGCTAGTGCTATTGATCTTAACGCCCGTGACATTGGAAGACATGAAGCCAGGATTACTAACTTAACAACTATTATTCAGTCTCAGGCTGTGACCTTAGGGCGTATGGATGAGAACATAAAGTCTATTCGTGATATGATGGAGTCAAGTAGGGCTAATAAAGAATAATGTTGTGTGTTTTAGCTTTCATAGGTTTCAATCACGCATGGACTACAGGCGGTAATCAGTTGTTTCAATACTGCTACTATGACTGTGGGCTACCTAAGAATGGCTTGTGGTACGACAGAGTATACAGGGTTAGTTATAACTATGTGTGCCCTATAGAGGTTAAATTCAAATGATTGATCCTTTTACAGCTATGGCTGCTGCTACTACAGCCTATAATGGCATAAAGAAAGCTGTAGCTGTAGGCCGTGAAATCAGTGGTATGGCAGGTGCAGTATCCCAATGGTCTAAAGCTGTAAGTGATCTAGACTTTTTGGAGGAAAAAGCTAAGAACCCTCCAATGTATAAAATGTTTAGTGACAACCAGTCTACCGCACTGGAGATATGGTCACAAAAGCAAAAGCTTAAAGAAATGAGAGAAGAACTTAAGGCACACATATCTTGGACGTATGGGCCTAGTGCTTGGGACGAAATAGTACGTATAGAAGCACAACAACGTAAAGAACAACGTGAGTTAGTTTATAAAAAGCAAGAGTTCATAGACAAATGTATTAACTGGGCGGTAGGTATTTCAGTAGCACTGGCAGGATCAGGAGCCTTAATAATACTTATGTATTTCTTGGGTGTAAAACAGGGGAAGTGGTAATGTGGTTTTTAGTTTGGTTTATGTTTTCAAATAGTAATATAGAAAACTATCAGCTTGGTCAATTTTCTACTGAAGTAGGTTGTCAAAACGCTTTAAAGGAAGCTAAGGTACTTATAACAACCAGTACTACAGTGGTATATTGTTTTGAAGTTGTACCTGAATAATAAAAGAAAATACCTAGTAATTGATAACTAGATTATACTGCTGATTACTAAGAATAAAAAAATAGCAAAAAACTATATTAAAATTTTTTCGAGGAAAGATAATGGATAATATTAAATTACCTATAGCTTTAGTGTTAGCAATGGCTGTACAGCTTGCAGGTGGCGTTTGGTGGGTTAGTCAACAGGCGGCTACCATTTCAAACCTTGAAGAAACAGTAAATCAAATTGGGTCCAAGATGGCTATCGAAGATAACGTTAATCTTAGGCGTGACGTAATAGATAATTCTATGGAAATAGACTATGTATGGGGTGATATAGAAGAGTTGTGGGATGAGTTAGATGCTTTAACTCGTACTATCGCTAGGATCACTGAACTACAACAGCGTGTAGCTGTTATAGAGAATGAGCTAAAGTACATAAACCGTGACCATACAGATCTTATGGTTGATTAGTGAAGAGGAAAGAGGATGGCAGCAAAACCGAATAAAGGAAAAGCAAAAGTTAAAGTAACTGCTTCAGGTAAAAGAGTTAGTTATGGTCAAGCAGGTAAAGCTAAAGATGGTAGCGCTAGAGTACAACCTAGCAGTAAAAAAGGGGATGCTTATTGTGCCAGATCTGCTGGACAGAAAAAGAGATCACCTAAGGCAGCCAAGGACCCTAATAGCCCCCTTAATCTAAGTCGTAAGAGATGGAAGTGTTCAGGAACTAAATCTAAGAGGTAACAGTATGGCTACAACCAAAACAAAGAAGGATGCTTGTTATAAAAAAGTAGCCAAAGCTATGCCCAAAAACTCTGCTTACCGATCAGGACATATGGCTAAATGCCGTAAGGTTGGAGCTAAAAATTACGGTAAGAGTAAGAGGAAATGATATGGCAGTACGTAAAACGGCTAAAGGCGCTAAACTTAAAAAATGGTTTAAAGAAGATTGGCGTGATGTTAAGACAGGTAAGCCGTGCGGCAGGTCTGGTAAAGATGATAAAAGAAAAAGCTATCCTGCTTGCAGACCTAAAGCGGTAGCATCAAAAGCAACTAAATCTGATGCAGCTAAGAAAACAAGTTCTAAGCCAATTAAATGGTCAATAACCCCCTCTGGAAAGAAAAGGAAAAAGTAATGGCGTATGCAAAAAAGAAAGTAGTTAAGAAAGCATTTAAACCCTGTGCTGGTTGTAAATCAAAAGCAGCCTGTACCAAGATGGGTAAATGTTTAGCTAAGAAATAGTCTGGCACTAACTAAAAGTGCTACGCCACTCTCGTTACGTTGTTTATGCAGATGGAATTTCGCTACCTTAAGCTTAACACCGGGCAGGCGTCAGAGCTCGGGGTACTGGGTATAAACCATGCCCCGGGTTCCTTATTAGGAAACACTATGGATAACAAGAAGAAAGAAGCTAGGGCACAGTTGGAAGCCCTAAGAGAGTTAAAGAGAAGAAAAAATTTAAAAGATTACTCTGATAACTTTGAAAAGTTTTCCTCAGATCAAATTAGAATTATTACTAAAGATGCTACTAAAGGTTTTGTTCCGTTTGAGTTTAATGAAGCTCAAACCATTATTAATGAAGCTTTAGAAAAACAAAGAAAAGAAACAGGTAAAGTACGGGCTATTATTCTTAAGGCTCGTCAACAAGGTATCTCTACTTTTTGTGCAGGGAGAGTGTTTTGGAAGACTTACTTTCAACAACACACCAGATCTGTTGTGATGGCGCATGATAGTGCTACCTCAGATTCTCTCTTTTCAATGAGTAAAAACTTAATTAAGAATATGGAAAAGGGGTTACAACCCAAGTTAGAAAAGACTAACGCCAAAGAGATTGCAATTCAAACACCAGCGTATACAGACAAAGATGCAGTAGGATCTTATAGACTTTATACTGCTGGGTCTCCTGAAGCTGGTCGTGGTACAACCCCTACTATATTACATGCATCCGAGGTTGCCTTCTGGCAGCACGATGCTAAGATTCTTGCGGGGCTATTTCAAGGTATATCTCAGGCCGATGGTACAGAAGTAATTATTGAGTCCACAGCTAATGGTGCTTCAGGCGAATTCTATCGTCTGTATCAGGCGGCAGCAGCGGGTGAATCTGATTACATTGCTATATTTATTCCGTGGTTTAAAACTGTGGAATACCAAAGAGAAGTGCCAGAAGAGTTTGAATTAACTTTTGAAGAAAAAGATTACAAAGAAAAATATGAACTAACAGATGAACAAATTTACTGGAGACGGTTAAAAATCGTTGAAGGTGGAGTAGACAAGTTTAGACAAGAATATCCTGCTAACGCAGAGGAAGCTTTCCTTGTATCTGGTTCTTCTGTGTTTAACCCAGAAAAGATTAACTCTTTCCTACCAGTACAACCAATTGCTCTCAGACTATATAATGAAGACTTAGGTTCTTTTGATGACAGCCCACGGGGTAACCTTGAGATATGGATACCTCCGGACTGGAAAGATAATTATATTATCGGAGCAGATGTTGCTCTTGGAGTTAAACAAGATTACAGTACAGCTATTGTGTTAAACACACAAGGGCACATTTGTGCTATGTATAGAGACAACACAATAGATCCTACACTCTATGGTGAACATTTGTTTTATCTTGGTAGGTACTTTAATAATGCTTTGTTGGCAGTAGAATCAAACAGCATGGGTGTTGCAACCCTGCAAAGACTCAAACAAATGAATTACATTAACATGTATTATGAAACTAAAGCTGCAAAGTTAAGCTCTGAAGAAGGACAAACGCCTGGGTTTAGAATGACACATGGTAGTAAGCCTAGAGTAATCGGACAGTTAAAGAATGCGGTTGAGGAAGAAGATATTTGGATTCCCTCCAAGACTATACTATCTGAAATGAAAACTTATATATCTACCTCTTCTGGTAAAACAGAAGCTATTCAGGGTAGGAACGATGATACTGTTATGGCCCTTGCTATTGCATGGGAAGCGTATAGAACTAACATTGATAAGTTATCAAATCAAAAAGTAGATTGGAGACAAAAGAATTTTGTTAATCGTAATAATGAGGAATGGATTTAATGGCCAAGACAAGTAAACAAATAGAAGAGATCAGACAGCGCATGATGCAAGATCCTCGTCAGGCTAACTTTGCTGAAAGCATGATTGACCCTAATACAAAAGAAGGTCAGGAAAAAATTAAAAAGTTTCAGGCGGCAGGGGTTAAAGCTGCTGCAGAAGCACGAAGACAAAAAAGAGAAAGAGATGCACGTATTGCTGCCAAGGCTGCTGAAATGGCAGAAACCCTGGAGGCAATTAATTCTGTAGCTCAAGATCCCCTTGATATAATGAAATTGTTAATGCATGAAGCAATGGAAGAGGGTGATAGAGAAGAAGCATTTAAGATTGCTAAAGAGCTGGGTGAGTATAAAGCACCTAAGAAAACTAGAGTTGAATCTGTTAATACAGACAAAGCTAGTGCTGATCTTAGTGTAGAAGAGCTAGAGGAACTAGCACAACTTAAAAGAGACTTGGAGGGTAACTAATGGCTATTTACAAACCATCGAAAGGTGTAAAACAAAAGAATGGTAAAGTTTGGGATCCTACTCTTAAGTCAAAGAACTCTGCTACCTATGCTAGAGCTAACGAAGTAGAAATTAAAGAACCAGAGCTTGCTCGTGCTCACCGTGAAGAATGGCGGAAAGAGGGTAAAGACGGGCTGCACAGCTGAACCTCATGCTGTCCTTGGGTCCTGGGGTACCCGTGGTTCAAAAACCCCAAATAATTCTATACCCATGTGGGTTTGATTGATAGGAGGCCTATATGGGCGATTATATGACAGGTTACCGAGAGAAGGTAACTGATGAACAGCTGATAAGTTTGGTTTCCACAGGAGTAGCTAATTCAGTTGGTGACTTCTTAAACTCTTCTGAACTATCAAATGATAGACTACAGTCCACTTATGAATACGCAGGACTTCCTGCTGGCCACCTAAGACCTAATGGTGTGTCTAAAATTGTATCTTCAGATACTACAGAAACTATTGAGGCGTACCTTGCAATTATTTCAGAACTTATGTTTAACAATAACAGGCTGGCAAAATTTAAGTCCTGGTCAGCTTCACCAGCCGCTATCGCTGCAGCTAACGATGCTTCTGACCTGGTAAACTACACTATCTTTAAAAAGAATAACGGGTGGGAGCTACTGAATACTTGGGTAAAGTCTGCTTTGCTCTGGAAAAACTCTGTTATCCGTTGGGACTTTGTAGAAGATATATCTACTAAATTCGAAGAGTACGACTCTCTTACTGAGGAAGCACTAGATCTTAAACTAGCAGACAAAGACGTTGAAGTAGTAGGTGAATTAAATTTTAATCCTATGACTAATACTTACGAGGATGTAAGACTAAAAAGATCTTATGATATGTCTCGTGTTAAGATTGAGAATGTACCACCAGAAAACTTTTTGATTTCAAGAGATGCAAGCAGCATTGAAACTGCAGCATTTGTAGGCATTCAGGTAGAGATGTCACGTTCAGATATCCGTAAGATGTATCCTGATATTGCAGAAGGACTTGAAGACTGGTCGGTATTACCCACTACTTCTGAAGATTATACTGTATACTCTCATGACGTAGCAGTACGTAAACGGGTTACAGGACAATCTTACTGGCAAGGGATGACAGATGCTGATGATGCTCTTGAAGCTAATCGTAACGTAGCAGTAACAGAGTGCTGGATGGAAGTAGACCGTGATGGTGATGGTATTGCAGAGTTAAAACACTTTATTGTGGCCGGGGATATTATCCTGCACGAAGAAGACTGTAACTATGTTCCTCTTGCTTCCCTCAGCCCATTTGAAATTCCATACGAATTCTTTGGTTTGTCTGTAGCAGATATGACACGGTCAACCACCCTTACTTCCACTGCAATCCTGCGGGGTTTTGTTGAGAACACTTATCTCACTAACTATTCTCCTAAGCTGGCAGATCCTAACGTAGTAGACTTTTCTGCACTGCAAAATCTAAGACCCAAGCAGATCATTCCTACAAACGGAAATCCGCAGGGAGCAGTATCTGATCTACCACCAAGCCCTATTAGTGCTGGTACAGTTCCTCTGTTACAACACCTACAGGTGCACAAAGAACAAGCAACAGGTATGTCTAAAGCCGCACAAGGACTTAATGACGAGCTATACGTTTCGGGTAACAGTGAAATGAAGCTAAGCCAGGTAATGAATGCAAGTCAAAAGCGTATTCAACATATTGCCCGTAAGTTTGCAGAAGGCGGTTTTAAAAGACTATGTGATGGTGTATTTAAAACTATACGTGACAACATGGATGAAATTACCATCATGTCTGATCGTAGAGGAGAAATCCTTGATGTAGATTTAAAGAACCTTCCAGAATGTATTGAGCTTGAAGTAGATGTTAACTTGGGTGAAAACTCTAATGCTAACAAAAGAGACAAGTTAATGCTGGTTGCTTCTCAATTAGTTCCTATGCTTAAGGAAGCAGGAGCAGGGAGTATGATTAAACCAGATGCTATTGCAACTATTGCCTTTGACTTACTTAATACTCTAGACTTGAGACCGGAAAACTATTTGCGAGATCATACTACCGAAGAGTTTATTAAAGAAGCAGAACAATTACAGAAAACCGCAGCCGAACAAGAGGCTAAGATTAAAGAGATTAATAACCGTGTTGAAGAATCTAAAGCTAAACAAGCAGAAGCTAACTCTGTTTATACTAAAGTTCAAGCAGATAATTCGCTTCAAGATAACATTAGGCAAACAGCTATTGCGCTTGATCGTCACAGTCAAGAATGGGCTCGCCTTAAAACTGCCGCCATTAAAGCGGAAGTTCCTCCTGAGCATTTACCAACTCCGGGAGATATGGACGAAATCATGATGAAAGCTGCTGAAATAGTTAAATCTATTGAGGCTGCCCCATCAGGTAACGATAACCAATCACTAGATGAAATGGTTAAGAAAATGGGAATTGATCCTGCTCAAGCAGCTCAACTCCTACAACAAGCTATCGGAGGAGGTGGGCAATAGCCCCCTCTTCTACCGCACCTCTACCCGAAAGGATGATGTGCTTATAAGGTAAATTATGGAAAAGTACAGAGAATCAGGTGAGAAGAGGATGACTAAGAAGGTGCATCCTGACCGTCTATCACAAATTGCACTACAAGAAGCAGAGTTTGCTGCACACACTCGTAATAGCTTCTTTGATTCAGCCTACGGAGATATCCTAGTGGATTTCTTTATTGAGTGGCTAAAGACAGAACCTCACGAAAGTAAAAGTCGAGAGCACTTATATGCTTGTTCTATGGCGCTTGGAAGCGTTAAAGAAAAGTTAATTAGTATCGAGACTAAAGGACGTAATATTCCTATTATGGAAACGTTAGGTGAGGACAAAAACAATGATTAGAAGCAGTAGAGAATCAATAGATAAAGTAGTGAGTAACATTGAATCTTCAATTGACTACTTTATTAACCAACATATCGCAGACATTAATGGTTCGGCTCGTATTAGAAACGACGCCAACATTGTACGGGGCCTGGTCGAATATCGAGCTGCCTTGCTTAGTCTGCAAGAAGAGTATACTCCTAAAAAGAAAAGAGGTAATCCCAGCTTTGGGAAAGATAACCCTTATCTTAACAAAACGGAGGACAATGAATAATGGCTGAGGAAAATAATTCTACCCAAATGGATGACGTATTAGATAACAGCGGTTCTGAAGATCAGATGCTTGCCGACATTCTTAATAGATCGGAAATACTCCAGGAAGCTGGTGTAGTTCCTTTCCCCGAAGAATCTCAACCCGAGCCTGAATTGATGGACTCAGAAGAAACAGGAACAGATGAAGACCTTGAAGACCCTGTAGATTCTGCCGAATATGAAGATGATGTTGAACCAGATAATGAAGAAGAGGAAGACAGTGAAAAGGAAGACGGAGATGCTGAGGCTACCGAAGTTGAAACTTATGCACTGGATGACTTGGAAGACATTATGGTTACCCATAAAATTGATGGAGAAGAAGTTACTTTGCCTCTATCAGATTGGATTGCTGGTTCTGCTACCAAACAACATCTCAGCAAACAAGGTCGTGAAATTGGGGAAGCCCGTAAAGCTTTAGAGCAAGAGCGAACCCAAAAATTAGGTGAAATAGAAAACTTAGCAACAATTGTAGCTAACGAAGTTTACACTGAAGAAATGAATCATCAGAAAAAGTACCATGATATCTCTCAAAAGCTGGCAACAGCACAAAGAGAAGGGGATACTTATGAGATTGGTGAGCTACTTCAAGAACAAACTAAGGCTCAAACTGAATATTGGAATGCCCGTAACAAGAGAGAAACACTCGCAACTCAGGTACAACAACAGCGGCAGCAGCTACAACAACAGCAATTTCAAGAATCAGTTAAACACTTTAATGATACTATTACTAACATTATTCCTGACTGGGACGAGACTATTCAACAATCTGTGCGTGAATTCGCATTGGAAGAAGGCTTGCCCGAAGAATTAATTAATATGGTGTCAGATCCTCAAGTAGTAAAATTTGTGGATGAGTTTAGACGATTAAAGAAAGGTATTGAAAGTGGCGCTAAAAAGCGTGCTAAATTACCTGCCAAGAAAATGCCTGCTAAGAAAGCTCCTTCACCAACTAAACGTAAACAAAACAAGGAAGCAACAGTTAAGGCTCGTGCATTCAAAGAGAATGCTTCTCCCGAGGATCAAATCGAGTTTTTGAAAAAGTTTGCTCCCACACGATAAGCCAATATTCGGCTAATATATAGGTATAAATAAAATGGCAACAGGACGTTATGGCACTTCAGGTGCATCAACACAAGCGGCTAACGCAGTAGGCAACCGCTTTCCTTCCGGCGCATCAAGCGCAGCAGTCTCCGAAAAAGAGGATCTGGCAAACTTTATCTCGATGATTACTCGTGATGAAACACCTTTCATGTCCTCTATCGGCAAAACAAAAGCTACTGGTATTTACCACGAGTGGCAAACAGACGAGCTCAAAGCTCCAGGTAACTCTCGTGTTGCACAAGGTGCTGACTTCGATGCAGTTACTCCAGATGGCCGCACTACTACTGGTGGTGATCACGGTGCTGGTGGTGGTGTAGTACTTGCAGACGCTGATCGTAACCGTTCACGTCTTGGTAACTACACACAGATTAACGCTAAAACAGTTGCAGTCTCCGGCACTAAACGTGCAGTAGACCAAGCTGGCGTTGCAGATGAGTACGCTTATCAGTAGAAAAAGCGTGGCACAGAAATGCGCCGTGACGTTGAGGCTGACTTGATTCACTCGCTGAACGTATCTACTCCAGGTTCTGCATCCACTGCAGGTACAATGGCTGGCGTATTCTCTTGGGCTTCCAACGTTGTTAACGTTGCCTCCACAGATGCGGTTAACACAGCTGCTCGTATTTCTAACGCAGGTGTTACTGCTGCAGAAGCAGGTATTGGTTCTAACAACTTTTCAACAGAATCCACAACCTCAAACGTAGGTGAGCTTGAGTTGTCTCATATTGATGAGATCATGCAAACAATCTACGAAGCTGGTGGTAAAGCTACTCGTGTAATGCTTTCTCCAAAGAACCGCCGTACATTCTCTGCAAAAGCGAATGCTACAGGTTCTAACGTACGCCGCAACATCGATGAGTCTGGTAAACTGCGTCAAGCAGTAGACATCTATATGTCTGACTTTGGTGACGTTATGGTTGAACCAAACTACATCATGGGCCTTGCTGCAACAGCAACAGGCACAGGTGGTACTTCTGCCGATGCAGTATCTATTCAAGATGCTTTTGCATTGGTATACGATCCAATGTGGTTCAAAATGGCTACTCTTCGTCCAATGCAGGAAGTTGACGTAGGTCAAAACGGTGACTCCACCGTAGGTATGTTCGTTGAAGAGACTACTCTTGAATGTTCTAACCCTAACGCTTGGGGTGTAATCGCTAACATCGGCGCTTAAACTTAGGAAAGGGGGCACCTTCGGGTGTCCTCTTTTACTATAGGAGTAATCAATGCAAGTTAAAATTACAGCTAACGCCAATGCACTAGTGCTTGGTACCGATACCCTTATTGCTGCAAACAATGAGCTTTATACTAGACTAGAAACGTGCCATGTAGAAGTAAATCCTAGTACAGGAAAAATTGTTAAAGTACACCTAGATCGTCCAGGAAATACTCATTATGACGTATTAATTGGCACTACTGCAGGGACAGTACATAGAGTACAAGTGGGAGAAATTACAACAAGCGGAGGCTTTTGTACATATTTAGACTCTCTATAAATTAAGGAAACAGCATGGCAAAATGGACACACTCCTCAGTAACAGGAGACCTTACAGGTCAATTGATTACTGATACTAATGGTGAAAATATTTGGAGAGTTGAAGGCAACATCTCAGACACCATTGAAGAAGTTAAAAAAGAAAAAGAAGCAGGACGTAATAGGAAGTCACACTATCAAAAGATGTGTTCTATTCCTAACGTAATTGTATTAGAGCTTAATACAAAATATAACCTGGATATACTAGACCCAGAGTTTATGCATGATCCT